CTGCGTCCCCTGTCCAGCACCCGTCGCAGTACGCGGCGAGATGTGTAGACCTGTTACCGAATCCGATCCTGTGCCGGAACCCGTCGCCGTCCGTGGAGAAATGTGTAGACCTGCAACCGTTGCAGATCCCATACCCGACCCCGTGGCGGTACGCGGGGCGATATGCACCCCAGTCGCAGACTGCGTCCCTGCACCCGAACCAGTTGCGGTGCGGAACTTGATGACGACATTGACCGTCGTCGCCGAACCAGTACCCGAGCCTGTGGCGGTACGGTCCTTGATCGGGCCGAGATAAAACTGCCCACCATTGACAAACCCGAAGGTGAAGTCTGTGAGCCTGTCGAGCGGCGAAGCCACCGCCTACCCCGCTAGTCCAGCGACAGCGTCAGCGACGTGATCTGAAAAGTGTCACCCGCCGTGACAGCAGCCGACGTTGATAACGCACCCGACCAGAGGCAGTTACCCGTGCTGGCATTGTCCCACAACGACCAATGCGTGTACGTTTCGGTCGCAGCCACGTTCGTCCATTCCAACGTCGCGGACGAAGCCAACGAACCGCTCGATGCGGCAGACCACGATACCGACTTGCGGGTCGTCTCGGTTGCAGCGTTCGACGTGCCAGCCTCACCAGGGTCGCCGGTGTGCAACTTGACGTACGTCGTGGTGACAGCAAACGACTGATTGCGAAGCGTGTCAAGCAGAGCGTTTTCGGCGTAGTTAGAAATCGACATGGGTTACCTCGGTCGTGATAATAGCAAAAGCCCCCCGCCGAAGCAGGGGGCTTGCCACACGGGCCTGACAGTCGAAACCGTCAGGTGAGTTGAGCCGTGTTACGCGTTGGTCCCGATGGACGAAGCCGACTCAATGCGGCGGAGGCTTGCCTCACGGAAGCGTCCGTAGCCGCCGAGCCAGTACCAGCCAATCGGCTGGAGGCGCATGAGAAGGTCGGTCACGTTGCCGCGAACGATCTTCGGCATGGAGCCGTTGCCATCGGTGATGCTGTGTGCCTTGGCGAGAGCCTGACGGCCCATGATGTGGGTGCAGTACACGTCCACCGTGCCAGCCGAACCCGATCCGTCCGAGGCGTTCGTGAACACCTTGGCGCGGGGGGTTTCGATGAAGCGGACCGACTCAAACGTGCCGATCTCGCCCTGGTAGAAGGGCATCGCCGTGGTGTACTGAACCGAGCTACGGAAGCCAGCCGCGTCGGTCGCCGAACGGAAGTCGAACGACACGTCGGGGTGGATGTAGCCGATGTACGAACCGTTGAAGGTTGCGACATTGGCTGCACGGAGCTGGGCGACGACCTTGCGGACATCGCTTGCCGTGATGGTGTCCTCCGGCTGAACCGTGGTACGGCTCGACGGATCGGTCGATCCACCCGTTGCGTACACGACGTTCGTGCCGCCAGCGAGAACGTCACGGACAACCTGGTCGATCGAGTCGCCAGCGTTGTAACCGATGATGTTCGCAGCAGCAGCGTCAACGTCGAGGAACGACGTGCCACGGAGCTTGGCCGTGGTGACGACAGCGTTGCCGTATTCAGCGAGGGTGACGGTGACCTGCGAGTCGCTCAGAGCGGTCGGGGTAACGTCGGTGACCTCGTTGAGGGTGCTGGTGGCAGCCGCGATGTCCGCGAAAATCGTGAACGTGACGGCAGAACCAGGCATGGACTGCTGGGTCGGCTGCACATCGGCAGCCTGGTCGAACAGAAGTTCCGAACGCAGAGCGAAGTACGCAAGGCGATCAAATGCTGTCTGGTCAACCGAAAGTGAGGAGGTGGTTGTTTCTCCGGCCACTTGGGTTTCCTTTCAGGGTTGAAGTGATTTGGGGGTATTCGCTACCCGAGGGCAGCTCGTGCCTCTGCCATGATCGCTTCGACCTCTGCGGGGGATTCGGCGGCGTTGATTCGTGCGTTCCAATCAACGGGTGCTTGTGCTGCGTTGGCTCCCGCAGCCACCTTGGCGGTGCGGTTCCACGCGGCCTGCTCATCCGCACTTGCGGACACCGGCGACGGAGGGGCGATCAACTGCGCCTCAATCCCTGCTTCTCGGATGGCATCTGGATTCAGATCACCGTCGTAGCCCTTGACGAAATACTTGAACTTCGCATCATTCGGGTCAATGCCCGCTTTGATGAAAGCGTTCTCTCGTTTGGCTGCGAGTAGTTCCTCACGCTCTTTTCTCAGAGCAGCGAGTTCCTTCTCCAGTTTCTTGTTGACACTCCGCAAAGGGTTTCGGTCAACAATGTCGTCATCCTCGTAATCGAAGTCATCGATCTGGGACATATGGCACTCTCCTTTTTGCCCTCACCACGGCGGAGGACCGTGATGGCTGCATAGTTGTTGGTCGCCCCTTGTACGCAACCAGCTAGGGGGATTACTGGTCGGTTCCTCCACTCGGGATCGTGGAGAACTTTACACATCAATCGTTGTGTGTGCAACTATCTTGCGCTTCACCCTCGCAGCATGACGACTTGAGTCCGCACTTGGGGCAACGCCAACGACAACCGACGGGGTCGTACTCGACTCCGCAGCCGTCGCACTCGATCATTCGCCAACCGTCCGCAGACCGATGACACCCTGAGCGGTTTCGGCAAAGCCACCGCCCTGCTGGAACTCTGCCTGCCGGCGACGGCGACGTGTCTCAATTCGCTGACGTGCGGCAGCGTCCAAACCAAACGTCGCGCCGATCTGCTCTTCTTCGCTGATCGCCTGCTCGCCCTGCATGAGCGGCTGGAACAATCCACGCTGTTCGGCAATCGTCGCAAATCCCTGCCTTGCGCCGGCAGCCGTGACGCCCTCGGCGGCGAGACGCTCGGCCATCGTCGCACCCAACTGGATCCCGCCAGCCTGCTTGGCCGCAGCCGACACCTGGACAGCCTCAGCCTGACGCTTGAGGATGTTTGCACCTCGAGTCGGGTCAAGGAAGTAGGCGGCCAACTGGGCTTCGCTTACCCCGTACAAAGTCTCCATCTGCGAGATGACATCTGGGCTGGATTCGCGTACAGCCGTATAACCATTTGCTACGCGGTCCCGCAATTCGACAATGTCCACATTGCCTTCAATCAACTTCTGAAAATCTGATGTCTCGTCATAAAACTCGGTCGGAATACTGTATGCCTGAAAGACGTTTCTGTAACTGTTTTCCAAACCGACATACTCGGACGGGGTTAGTTCAGGCAAACCTTTTGCGACTCGAGCCGCGTTGCCGGCAAAACGGGTCTTGTACAAATCCGTGTTACGCAGGGAACGAAGAAACTCATCCTGCGTACCAGTCGGGTTGTCAACGAGAAACTTGTACGCATCGTCGGCAAGACCGTCCAGACCGTAATCCTTCAGAGCATCGCGCAAAAGCTGCACAGCATCATCGGACGGCGCGGCGGGGGCTGGAGTCTCAACCGGCGCAGGTGTCGGGACGGGCGGTGGTTCCGCTTGTGGGGTTTCGGCAGCGGGTGTCGTTGGCGTTGGGGCAGCCTCCGTGGGCAGCGCAGCCTCAACAGCAGGACGACCAGTCGGCTGGCCGAGGGCAATAGCAGCAGCGGCTTCGGCCTCCGCTGGAGTCATCGTCGCCGTGGGTGCTGCGGGCTGGGCTGTTGCCGTCTGACCGAACGCAGCCAACGACTCGGCGGGCAACGCCGACCAGTCGATGTTGCTGAACGTGTAATCAGTCCTGTCAATGTTGGACATTTACTGCACCTTCCCGAAAGCGCGGAGAATCGTGGATGCGGCGTTTCGGGCCAAATCTTTGGCCTGCTCGGTCTTGCTCCAGCCGTACTGCGTATCCGTGCGAAGTTTGCGTTCCCACTCGCCCAACGTCATTCGGCGACGGTTGCCCTTGTCGTCGGTGAAATCCAATGCCGCACGGAACTTCGGGTCGGCCATGTCCACCATGTCAACCTCAAGAGTCCGAGCAGCGACTTGGTTGTAGGGCTGTGCAATATCTGCAACCGAGTAGCCCTGGTCAAGTAGTTCACCAACATCGGCTCCGTAGAGAGACTTGACCTGCTTGAGAACTTGATCACGGTATGACGCAGTCGTCATCTGGCCGGTCACGACATTGGCAATGGACTTGTTTAGGAAATCCGTCGAAGCCTCGTAGCCGTAGTCGGAGTTGATCTTGCGAAGGGTCTGGCCGACAGAACCGGAACGCAATTGGTCAACCGCACCGACGTTGTCACCCTTGACGATGATCGAGCCAACACCGTTCTGCCAGATGTTCTGCTGCATCCCCTGACGCAACGATTCACGGGCGAAAGCCTGCAATGACTCCTGCGGCAACGCTACGCCAAACTGGCCGAGGGCGTAGTCCTGCATCTCCTGCACACGGTCGCCAATCTCCTTGGTTGCCGTAGAGCCAGGGGTGCGTTCCTTCAACTCCCATTGACGGATGAAGTCGTTGGTGTTCTTCCACCATTGGCTGGAGCGGATCTTGGCATCAAAGCGTGTGCCGTCAATTTCGTTGCGGGCCAACTGGCCGAGAGCCTCATCGACCGTCGGGTCAATGCCGATGTACGCCGCATACGCACCGAACTCACGCTGGATGATCTGCTGCCACGGACGCTTGTCTTTCTTGACATCCGTCGCCCCCTGCGTCACCGACGACGGGATAATGCCAGTCGTGTCCACCGGTGCGGTCGTGGTCGGCTTGCGTGTCGCACGGGCGGCAGGCTTGCGCCGTTCAACCTCTGCCATCGTCGCGGCGGTCGGCTGACCAGCCGCTTGTTCCGCCATGCGGAATTGCCCTGCCGTCGAGACACCAACCCTCGGCGTGGCCGTAGGGCCGACAACAGTCTGGCCAACAGCACCCTGCGCCGGTCGAGGCTGGATCCCTGACGGTGCTTTCTCTGGCTCGGTTGTGGCGAGAGCAATGGCCGCAGTCGTAGACTCTGACTGGCGGTACTGCTCAATCGGCACGTTCTGAGAATCAATCTCACCCTTGAGTTGGGTAGCGATCGTCAGATAGTCGGTGGCATCACCCTTGTACTGAGATGCAAGACTCAATTCCTGCTTGGCCAGTTTGCCCTTCGGACCTTTGGTCAGGTCGGTGTAGCGGTTTGCCACGACAGCACGAAATGCTTTCGCCCGCAACAACTGGACCAACGCCAATTCACGACGGCGCAAAGCGTTACCAATTTCGGTGCTACCGAATGGCACTTTGTCAACATCGACCTGCGCTTGGTCATACATCTTCTGAGCTTCCTTGACGGCCTCTTCGGCCCGTGTCGGAAATGGCCCAAAGTCTTGGCCTGCAAAGAAGTCAACAATCTCTTGCTCTTGCGGAGTCAGTTCGCCTGCAAGTGCCATCAGTATGCCCCCACCAATTTTGCGAGTCGATCAACAGCTTGGATGTACCCGTACGCTTCCGTCTCGCCCGCGTATTTTTCTTTCAACTGGTTCATCACCATCGTCTGCGGGTCGGCAGGCTGAACAACAGCACCACTCATCTTGGACTGATCCTGCTGCTGGTACTTCAACTGCTTGCGCTGGTACAGCTTGGCGAATGCTTCAGCATCCGAATCATCCAGCCGGCGACCAAGCGTCTCGATGGCCACGCGGTTGGCGATGACTTTCAGATCCTCGGCAGATGTCAATGTGTACCGCTTGACCGCACCACCAGTCGGCTGCTCGTCAGGGCGGCCCTTGATCTGGCTCAACAGATCGTTGTAATCAGTCTGCGTCCAGTTTGCCTCGAGCAGCAATTTGCTCACAGCGGCTTCGTCGTCCTTCGTGATTCGGTTAGGCGACGGCTTGTCTTTCGTGTCGTAGTAGCCCTTGGCAAACAGCGTGTCACGCAGGTCGTTCCGCAGAACGTCGTTCATGCGGTTGTACAAAATGTCGTACGGGTCGTTGTTCAGGTCGTAATAACCCTCGCGGGACAACGAACCGTCAAGCTTGAAAATGCCAGCCTTTGCCTTGTCCTTGCGCTTGTACCCGACCGGAACGCCGTAATACGAGGACTGGTAGCCCGTAGACGACTGGCCAGGGGATGCAGCGGCAGCATTGATCGCCTCGAGGATGGCAGCAATATCGTCGTCGGGTGTTTGCCCCATCGGGGTGGCATCGGTTGTCTGTGCTTTTTTACTCGCCACTTGGATCCGTGTCACTTTCTACTTCACGCGCCAGCACCCGATCATACAACCTGACGAAATCTGGGTATTTCTTCACCAGCGCAATTCCGTACTGTCGAAGCAGGTCACGCAGGTCGCCGTCTTTGGCCGAGGTCAGGTCACTGCGACCACGCGATTCGGCGATACCCAGCACTTGATCACGAACTGACAGGTAGTTGGCGACAGCGTCACGCACAGGGTTGCCAGCCAACTCTTCGTCCTTGACCGCGTTCTGGAGTTGCGCCAGTTGACGGTTGAACTTCTGCGTGTCAAAAGACTGCAAAGTCGCAAAACCTGGGTATTTCTTGCCAAGAGTCGTCCGCAACGCCTTCAGCAAAGCCCGCTGTTCCTCGGTCCGATTGCCAGGGAACTTGTCGGCTGCCTTCTTGTACACGGCGTTAGCCGCGTTGAACTCAGCCTGGTCAATTACCTCTCGACCAGTCTGCCGTTTCCGCTTACCCTGCGACAACTGGCGGGAAAACACGGCCATGTCCACCGTATTGTCAAACGGCCCAAAGAGTCCGCCGACATCACGGTAACGCTTGATAATCCCGCCGTTCTCGGATTCCCACTTGCCGTATGCCTCGGTAATGTCCAGACCGCCGTACTGGGACTTGGTCTTTGCGCCAAGGTAAGCGACAGCGTCAGGGTAGAGCAACAGGAAGTTTGACACCGCCGTGTCGTAGTCGCCACCCTGCTCGGGATCCTGCAACTTGCGAAGCTCGGAAGCGTAAAACGCGACCGGCAAATCGCCCTGCTCAAACTCGACTGCTGGCCGCGTCGGACCCATGAACTGCCCAAACGACCGCAGAACTGTCAATGTACGGGCGAGTCCGATGGCATCCTCAAACATCCGCTCACGGTCGTTGATGTCGGAAGTGTTGTAGTCGCCACTTGAGTACAAATGCTGGACAACTTCGACATAGGTCTGGCCCATGACGCGGCTGGTGTCGGGGCTGTCCCACACGCCAGAAACGAACTTCTGCAACCACGACGGGATGAACGCTGCACCTCGAAGATCGGGTGTCCCGTATGGCATCAAGAACTTCTGCACTTCATCGGTCTTGGGGACGTTACGCAGGATGACCGACGCAGGGATCTGGGCTACTGGGCCAAGACCAGGCGACAACGAGAAACCCATGCTTAGCGTTTGGATCGGGGCGGTCAGGGTGGCATTGACTGCGCCGGCATCGGATCCGAAACGATTCAACACCGGAACCTTGTTGAGAGCCTGCGAAACGGGGCCAGTCAACAAACCGATGAACTTGTCCGACAGCGGGTAATTGAAAACGTACTGACCCGTCACGGGATCCTTGTAGAAGAAACCACGACCATCGCCGTCAGGGTCGGCCCCCTTGGCTCCTTCGATCATCACATTGGCACGACGCAGGATGCGAGGGTCGCTGACAACCAACTTGGTCCATGTTTGGAGAATCTCTCCCCACGCCTGACCAAACGGTGCGATGACACGGGCAACGTCCGTGAGATTGTTACGGTCTGTTGCGTTGTACAACTCACGCTTGACAGCATCCAAAGCGTGGCCCTTGGCGAACTCGTCCAACTGCTCGAGATTGAGGCGACCAGCGCGGGTGGCATCAACAGCCTCAAGTTTCTTCCACAACGCCTTCGACCCGACGTATTGCTCGGGCTTGATGCCCAGACGTTCCGCTGTCTGTGCTACCTGAGTGCGAAGGGCAGCGATGGTATCGCCCGAAGCCACGGGCAGAATCGTCTCAACCTGTTCCCAGTAACGCTGACGGAACAACGGCGAACGGTCAAGGTAGGCAGTCGTACGACCGAACAACTGACCGAAGAACTTGTCAACCGCGCCATCCATACCCTGCAATGTCCGGCGAGCCGACTCGCTCTGGGAGCCACGGGTCAAACGGCCAGCAGAAACACGCACCTCGTACTTGATTTTGCTGGGCAAGAGCGGAGCCGTGGCTTGATCATCAAGCAGGCCGTTCATCGCCCGCTTGAACGCAGCCGTTGGATTGCGGTTCTCATCCCACGCATTATTCAACAGCACCATGCGGCGGTTGCCCATATCATCAACCGAAGTGACACGACCGTAGGTGACTTCTTCGACGCGACGACCACGCACACGCTTGGCTTCACGCTTGACGACATACACCGTGCCGACATCATCCTTGCCTGGGCTGGTGAAGAACTTGCGAAGATCAGACGTTTCCTTGGCAGTCAACACCAACTCGTCACCGTTGCGGACCAGACCGAATGCGGCAACGTCACGCAGAATGTTGTCCGGCAACGACCCGACCTCGCCAGCCTTCAGGTTGAGGCGACCAGCAACGTAACGGTTGACATAGTTACGCAGGTTCCGCTCATCCAGCATTGAGGCTTGGACGGTCTTGACTGCACCCGTCTCATCCACGAAACGGACACCAGCCTCGAACATTTCGTTGATTTCGTTCCAATGGGTGCGACCTTCTTGGGTTTCCCTGAACCAACGCATGACGGCTTCTTCATCCGCACCACGGGCAAGCATCCGCCCAACCGGATCGTCGTGCAACTGACGCAATTCGTCGGCATATCCTGCGATGTATTCAGTACGATTCGTCTTGGCAGCGGGACGGAAATCGCCTGAACGGATGGCCCGCATCTGGGCAGCAACTGGGTCACCGCCGTAACGATGGTACGAATTACCGATGGCGGCGATGTATTCCTCATGGCTGGCCCGCATGAACTCGTCCAGACTGGCGACTTCTTCAGCCTGCTGGCCACGAACCAAGAACCTGTTCGGTGCATCCAACTGGTATGCCTTGCCGAGAACGTCGCCAGCACCCTTCCATCCCGATGCCCACATGATGTGCTGAATCGGATGCTTGAAGATCGACGTGCGGGACAACAACGTCATTCGGGCCTGTGCCTCGGCGATGTTACGAAGAACGTAACCACCAGTCATCAAGGTGAGCGGTCGCCAAACATCCTGCTGGATGAACTCGAGCATGGCAGCCGGCAACCGCAACTGGCCAGCCATCTCGGGGTTTGACTTGCGAACGCCAGTAATCCAGCCCAAGCGTGACTGCAAACGACGCACTTGGCGCGGGTCTGGCAGGTAGAGGTGACGCGACAGCATCTCGGAACGCAGACCAGGCGAAGCCAACACGCCACCCGTCGGAACCAATTCGCCACCTTCGTTCGGCAACAAAGCCTTGCCGAAACCGAAGTCGGTGACATTTCCCGCTTCGTCAATAGCGTAGAGCGACTGCTCCGAGATGTTGCTGTAGTAGGAGTTGAGTAGTTCGTCTGCCAAGTCACCGTCAATGCCAGAACGCACCAGACCCTCACGAACCATCCCACGGAACTTCTCAGCGACTTGGTACAGATCGGCTCGGGCCGTACCACGCGGGGGCAGACCAACCGACTTGAACCGCTGTTCGATTCCGTCAAGACGTGTCTGTGCTTCTTCCAATTGCTTAGAAATGGCGCGGGCGACCTTGAGCGATTCGCCTTCCGTGCCGGACAAAGCCAGACCGATCATCGCATTGACTTCGTCCTCGCTGTAGCCAGCCAACTCATCAATACGACCAGCCAGCGCATCCTCAACAAACTCATCGACGGCATTGTCCAGACGACGTGCGTTCAATGCCGACAACACGTCGGTATCACGGGTCGCTTCGAGGACATCCTCAAAGCTCGCTCCACGAAACTCACGGCCAAACAAAGTGACGGGATCAAGAAGATCGCCGGCATTGCCGTAGACCTTGACGGAGGTGACGCGGGTTTTCTTGCCTTCCTTGACAGCCCGTGAAAAGAACGGACGCAATGTGTCAATGATGTCGGCGTTGCGAGCAAACTCTTCGGCGAATTGGGCGATGCTCATTTCAGCACCCGACGTGAACGTCATCGCATTCAGAGCCTGGTCAATGCCTTGCAGGAAGTTCTTCGTGCCACCACGGTAAGTACCCATGCCTCGGTCACGGGCTGATTCGCCGTACTTCACCCAGCCACGACGGCTGAACTCCTGAACTCGACCGCCGAGAGCATTGACAAGATCGTCAATCTCGCCACCGAGGCGATTACCGAAACGGTCGTATTTGCCCCTAGCGTTACGAACGCCGACCTTCAGGCTTGTCGTCGGGCGAAGTGTTTGGCCATCCAAACCAATGCCAGCCTGTTGCATCCACGCAACAGCTGAGTCAAAGACGTTACGCAACTGGCCCAACTGGTTTGGCTGACGCAACCATTCACGCAACGAAGCACGGGTGAAGTCAGTCTTTGTCGCAGACGGACCGAATGTGGACGCAACAAAACCCTCGGCAACCGCCCGCTGCGATACCGCAGTCGATTCGTCCTGAAGCGCAATCAGATCCTGAAATGCAGCACGATGCTCGTCATCCAGAGCGGATTCAGCAGCCGACTGCAATTTGGCGATCCGCTCCGACTTGACCTGCGGATCCATCACACCCGTAAATGCTCGAGCGAACTCTTCGATCACCGGCGCGCGTTCAGCCTCCGTGTAACCAGTCGAACGCAACCAACGATCCACGTTTTCAACGGCTTCGTCAATGCCACGATCCGATGCCCGCAACGAAATGGCACGGGACGGCATCTTGTCAAACAATTTGGTGATGCGTGAACGCTCCGAAACCGACGGCTGACCAGTAAAAATCGACTTGTATTTGATGTCGTCAGTCTTGATAAGACCCGACTCAAGTCCGAGACGTGGGGCCAATACGGCTCGCACGTCCTCCACCGTCTTGGCATCGGTCAATGCCAACTGGGTGCGGGTGGAAACATTCGGCAGAATCTTGCGTGTATCAGCAAGTGTCGCAGTCTCTGCCAATTTCTCGGTAACGCGACGACCAGCACCAGAGTCCAGCCAGTTACGGGCCTTCACCGGATCCACGTTGCGGGCAGTCGCATACACACCGCCAGCAGCAGTCAGCGCATCTTCGGCTTTTGCCGCACCCGTAATGCCCTCAATGACATCGTCGGCAAGCGGCAAAATCTTGCCACGCGGCCCCCAGCTAGTCAGACCAGCCCCTTCAGCCCCCACTTTCAACCCAGTTGGCACAAGCTTGTTCAACGGATCAAGTGTGATCACCGACGCGGCATCGACCAAACCCGACAAAATGTTGTACGCCTCAGACCCAGGTTCTGCAACGAGGGAAGCAGCACCACGACCAGGAGTCCAAGCCTGCCCACCAACCGTGCCACGGTAACGCCTCGCACGATCCGCTTGATTCTTCTGCGCCTCGCCACCGATGAAGTAACCCGAGCCAGACTTCTCGCCATCCTTGATCAGCGATCCGAGCGATGTCGAAACAAAGAAACCGTTCGCTACGCCTGGGTCACCGCCCGCAAAGACCTGACTGGCCACGTTGACACCAGCCTCATACGGCAACGCCAATGCAGCGGTAGCGTATTTGACACCGGTACGGAACGCCCCACCGATACCTTTCGGTTTGTCGGCTGCGGCGATGCGGGCCTGACGTTCCGCAGACCCGTTGACCAGACGCTGCGCCTCGGCTTTCGCCACAGTCTCAATCGTCTGCTCGGAAGCGTTTGACTTGGCAAGCGACAATGCGACACCAGGAGTGATATGCGGGTACAAACGGTGGATCGCACCGGCACGATTCGCAGTCTCAAGCGTGTTGCGCTGTTGCGCTAACTTCTTCTGTCGCTCTTCTTCGTATTTGAGAGCCGCTTCTTCGTCACGAAAATCCGCAGCAAAGGGCATCAGATACCGCCGTCACGGAATGCGCTGATCAGATCCGCAAGATCGTCGTTCGGATACATTGAGTAGATCATCTGCAACTCGTCCATGACAGGGTTCTGAGGCGCAATGTACTTCGGAATACCAGCCTGCATCGCATTGCGACCAGGGCCGAAGTCAGCACCATCGGTGATCGGACGGTTGTTCTCGCTCGCACGGAACAAATCACCCGCTTCACCAGGCACAGGACGCGGCCTTGCACGTTCAGCAATCTTCTGAGCCTCAACCTGCGCCGGCGATGCACCCATCGGAACGGCCCTCTGCGCTTCCATCTGGCGTGTCGCCTCACCGTAGGTCTGGCCTTTGGCGGCCTGACGGGCAATCTTTGCGGCGGGATTACGCAGATCAGACCGATTTGCGTACGACTCGACGTTTGACATTTAGGCAGCACCCCCAAGTTGAGCCAACAATGCTTCGATTCCCTGCGGACCAGCAGGTGCGGCAGCCGCTTCGGGCGGCGGCGCAACCGGCATTTCCGCACCCATACCAGGCATCGCCAAACCAGGCATCGTCTCAGGTGAACCTTGCGGAGCCTGCTGCGCTTGACGTTCCTGCGCGCGTTCGTTCGTTTTACGCACAGCCTCGTACAGGCTGACGTTCTGTTCGACAACAAGCTGCGTCAGATACGCAAGATCGTCCGGCTGGTACGGACCCTGCGGGTTGGCGGCCTGCTGCTGGATGCTTGCCAGCAACGCGGCCTCAATACCTTCTGCCGTAATGCGATCTGCCTCAAGTTCGGGGTCTGCGATCAGCGGATCTGCTTCACGCGCCGACTCTTTTGACATCAAACCCGTGCCGAGACGTTGACCCAGACCGACAATCAGACTGTTCACATCAGTCCCCGACGCGGGGTAAGTGACATAGTGGAAGTCCGACTCCCACAGTTTCTCTGCCGTGTAGTCGGTCTTGCCAGCGTTCTTGTGACCGGCGATGAAGAACGACTTCGGCTGGCTACCCCAGTACGCTTTTTCGATAGCGATGGCGATGCGATCCTCTTCAAGCATCGATGACTCAAACGTCGCCTGTGCTTCCTGCACACGGAAGTCCACCGTTGCCGACAAAACCGACTCACCACGGCGACCGGTACGGATGTTCGTACCCGACTCGCCACCAAACTCTGCGGGGATCGCACCCTCAAGACGTTCCTGACGTTCGATGCGGTCAAGAGCAATGTCGGTCTTGTAGCCAGGGTTCGTCTGCAACTGCTGGATGTCGCCACCCTTGACGATGCCGAGCTGACCGATCTTGCCGTCGGCGACCTGAATGATTTCAGGGTTCTCAGCAGGACGGGCAACAAGGTACTCGTCGGGGAAAATGCCACGCTCAATGGCGATTTCGGTGAGTGCCTGCAACCTCGCACGGGTGTAGTACATACCCAACACGCC